CTGCGAGAGATCGCCGAGTTCGACAAGATTACTGCCGCACTGCCTACTGTAGGCGGACTAGGTGAAATGGGCGATAGAGAGCTCGAAGAGGTTGCAGACAAAGCAATGGCAGCATACGAAGATTTAATGGATCTTGGTATGAACGTAGAAGCACGTTATTCTGCTAGAATATTTGAAGTTGCAAGTTCGATGCTTAAAACCAACTTAGACGCAAAGACGTCCAAACTAGAAAAGAAACTAAAGATGGTTGAGCTACAGTTAAAGAAAGAAAAGCAAGACAAAGAGTCTAAGCCTAAGGGAGACGACGAATTTGTACAAGGTAATGGTGAAGTAATCACAGACCGTAACAGCTTGCTAGAACGCTTGAAGGCCATGGATAAAGGTGGTGATAAAGATAAATAAGATTATAACTAGGATATTGCCATGAGATCTTTCACAGAAATATTAAATGAATCAAAAAAGAGCTACCCTTTTAAAATCGCGGTAGCTGGTGAATTACCAGAAGGGTTCACTGACACGCTTGAGACATCACTCAAGAAGTTTGGCGTCACTGAATTGTCAAGTGGCAAGAAAACGCCAATACAGGAACGTCCACTAGACTTTCCTCAACTGCAAAACATGGAAGTTACGTACTTTGATACAGACCTTACATACCCAACAACTTCTGAGGTACTAAGAGGGTACCTAGCATCAGTGTGTAGTGTTACTGAAGCATACATTATGGTGCGAGGCGAAAACGAACCGTTAAACTGGTACCAAGAAGACATGCCACAAGACGGCGACACCACAACATACGAGACACTACTAACTAAAGACGACATGGGAGGCACAAGTGCCCAAGAAAACGTCGGTGACAACAGAGTAATGGACTTGTTAAAAGAACTAGAGAAAGCTCGCAAAGAACGTGAGCATGATCCGGCTGCGGCAGCACCCGTAGGCGATTCGAAAGATATCGGCGACAATACAAACGCCAAGAGTCCAATAGGGAGCTAAGAATGGATAGCAGCACAAAAAGATTACACGATATGATCCAGAGAATGATTGAACTGGATGGTACAACAGAACAAAAACAACAACTTGACGAAATGGTAAGCATGAATGTTTCTATGTCAGGTGAATCAGCAGACGAAGTTGCTGCACTTGCCAAGCTAATCGGCAATGCAGGAATGGGAGAGCCGGAAGCACCACCGCAAGAAACAATGCCTATGCGTCAAGATATGGAGCGTTTAGCAGGTATTATGGATACCTCTGAAGCATCAGGCGAAGAGTGTCTATGCTGCGGAGCAGTTCACGAAGGCGCCTGTACAGAAATGGGTCCACATGAGTGTGCGTGCTGCGGAGAGCACCACGATCAAAGCCACGGTATGAGTCACAACGAAAGCGGCATCGAAGAAGATAGCAGACGCAAGGACGCTAGCGAAAGAGAGCAGCTAATGGACTTGGTTCAGAAAGCTGGCAAGGGCGACAGACAGGCTAAGAGACAGTTCGAGGACTATGTTGGTAGCACTTTTAACGTAGATGCTGGACGTCTTCTTATAAAGCTAACTAAGCTCGACGATCGTGATCGTGCAAGGGCAATTGAAAATCTTATTAAGAGCGAGCGCGATCAGGGCGAGTACCAAACAGCAGCTTCGGGTGTGCGTAGAAACCAACTTCAGATGAATAGCATGGACAACGAAGCTCCGGTGTCTTCATGCTGTGGAGCACCAATGGATAACGTGCAAGACGGTTTCGGTAGATGCGAAGCATGTGGTGAAATGGCTACAGCAGAATACGAGTCAGAGTTCGAAGGCTACGATAACGAACCAGACGAAGACTACCAAGACACTGAGTATATGACTAAAGACATCAGTGGTGGTTTAAATCGTCAGAAGAAGCAGTATGCAAAGGCGCAAGATGGCGACAATGCAATGGCTGTAGAGAGCATCAAAGATCGCTTGTACGCGCAGCTATCTGAAAAGAAAGAAAAGCCAGACTATGCAGATATTGACGACGACGGCGACAAAGAAGAGCCGATGAAAAAAGCTGCTAAAGACAAGAAGAAAAAAGAGAAGTAAGTTTCAGTAGCGCCCTAGGGCGCTATTCTCTTGAGTAAATATGTTATGCAAAATACTCCAAACATTTCATCTTTAGAAAACAGCTTAATAGCTGATTACGTCCTTGAAACAATAAACTGTTGTGACCCTAACGACGGTTTTTTATACTTTGCAAACAAGTTTGCAAAATGTATCCATCATCAGCACGGCGTCACCGACGTTTCGCTTTATGGGTTTCAAAAAGATTACCTTAAACATATACACAAATCAAAGTATAGCGTCAATGTAATAGCTAGGCAAATGGGCAAAACCCTGTGTTCGGCTATATACATAGCGTGGAGGGTATTATTTCTCGGTTGTCAGAATATCGTAATAACTAGCTCGAAGTTAGCAATGGCTCAAGAGATACTTGAAAGAGTTAAGTTTATCTTGAATAATTGTCCAGAGTGGCTCAAACCTTCGGTTAAGGTTGACAACAAGAATACGTTGACTCTTGGTAACGGTAGTACTGTTATTACATCATTGCTAGATGTCAGCAGTTTTCGCGGAAGAAGCATGTCTATAGACTTCTTACTGTGCGACGAGGCTGCTTTTATAGAAACTCGTAAAATGAACGAATTCTTACAAGCAATGTTGCCTGCTATGACAAGCAAAGGCAAGGTAGCAATGACATCGACTCCAAAAGCAGATAACGATGCATTTGCTTCTTTGTGGAAGGTTGCAAACGAAGAAGGTTCAACGTTCAACGGATTTAAAGCCACATGGCAAGATCATCCTGAAAGGGATATTGCATGGAAGAACTATTATAGTCAGCTAATGCCGCCCGAACAATTTAAAAAGGAGTACGAGTGTATTTTTTAATGCATTAATAGGAATATGTCAAAGTCACTAGATGGTGTTTTAACGAAAAAAGCTAATCAGCAGGAAACATTTACCGAGAAACAAATTGAAGAACTTGTTAAATGTATGGATCCTGACGAAGGGTTTTTGTATTTTGCTAAAAACTTTGCTTACATTCAGCACCCGGTGAGAGGTAAACTGTTATTCGAACCATTTGAATACCAGGAACGTCTCTTAAAAAGTTATCACAACTACCGATTTAATATCAACATGTTACCTCGCCAGACAGGTAAGACCACTTGTGCCGCTGTTTATTTGGCTTGGTATGCTATGTTCCATCCGGACCAAACTATTCTTATTGCTGCACACAAGTACTCTGGTGCTCAAGAAATCATGCAACGTATACGTTATGTATACGAACTATGTCCTAACCACATTCGAGCAGGTGTTGTCAACTACAACAAAGGGTCGATTGAATTTGAGAACGGCTCGCGTATTGTAAGTTCTACAACAACTGGTAACACTGGTCGTGGTATGGCGATATCACTTCTATACTGTGACGAATTTGCATTCGTACAGCCAGGCATTGCAGACGAATTTTGGACTTCAATATCACCTACACTAGCAACAGGTGGTCGCGCAATCATTACATCTACTCCTAACTCAGACGAAGACACGTTTGCTAATATTTGGAAGGAAGCAGAAAAGAAGTTTGACGAACACGGTAACGAACAAGAACTAGGTGCTAACGGCTTCCACGCATTTACAGTAGCTTGGGACGAACACCCAGACCGTGACGACGAGTGGAAGAAGGCTGAAATAGGGCGTATCGGTGAAGAACGCTTCCGTCGTGAGTACGGTTGTGAATTCCTAGTATTCGACGAAACACTAATTAATGCAATTCGACTGTCAACAATGGAAGGATTGCAGCCCAAGTTTAACATGGGCCAAACTAGGTGGTACCGAAAACCTAGGGCAGGGTACACCTATGCCGTTGCACTTGATCCTAGCATGGGCACAGGCGGCGACAACGCTGCTATACAAGTAATCGAGCTCCCTACGTATCGACAGGTAGCGGAGTGGCAACACAACGCAACAGCTATTCCTGGGCAGATTCGAGTTCTCAAAGATATATGTACGTACATACAGGAACGTATAAAAACACCTAATTCAATTTACTGGAGCGTTGAGAACAACGGTATTGGCGAAGCAGCCTTGCTCGTAATACAAGACGTAGGTGAAGAAAATATCCCAGGACTGTTTATATCTGAACCAATGCGTAAAGGGCACGTCAGGAAGTTCCGCAAAGGCTTTAATACAACACACGGGGCAAAGATATCAGCGTGTAGTCGACTAAAGACAATGATCGAAAACGACAGATTAGAAATAACATCAAAACCATTTGTATCTGAGCTCAAGAATTACATCGCAACAGGTTCGAGCTATCAAGCAAAGCTCGGACAGTCAGACGACTTAATTGCATCGATGCTTCTAGCAATACGAATGATAGCAGTACTCAAAGATTGGGATCCAAAGATTTATAACACATTCACGCAAGCGGACGACTTAGACGATTACGAGCCGCCACTCCCAATCTTTATGAGCAACAACGGATAAATACGTTATGGACTTAAACACAATTGCGGAAGATTTATTTGCTAAGGTACGTGGACGCTTTCCAAGCGTCACGATTGGCGACGAAGACGGTAACGTAACAACTGAACCAAAAGACGCTCGTTACTTCGAGTTTTCTTTTGACAAAAAGAATGATGACAAGATCAGTATATCACTGGATGAAGAAGATGGCGTAGTTGTTATGTACGCTACCGACGTTACAGAGAACGAAATCACAAAAACCAAGTGGTATAACTTTTTAAAAGAACTTAGAATGTTTTCAAAGAAGCGTATGCTTAACTTTGACGTCCGCAATATTACAAAATCAAATTTAGAGAAAAGAGACTATCAATATCTTGCAGCAAGGAATTCCGGAGACAGCAGCATGAACGAATCAAAGTTATACGGTACTTCGAAGTTAAGTTACCAAGACGTAGACAGTGCCAGACTAGTGATCAAGCATACTGAAAGCGTTAATACAGAAATCCCTACAGGGCGCACTAGAAACATTGGTGCAATTTACATTGAGAGCCCAGAGGGAGAAAGGTTCAAGTATCCTTTCAAACACCTTGCAGGCGCAAGAGCAATGGCGCGCCACGTAGCAGAAGGCGGCACAACATACGACGAGTTCGGTGGACACATTGTTGACTTGTCAGAAGAACTATCAAAGCTACGCAAGTTTAAGAACTATATGGGTCGTTCAAAAGTAATGGCAGAAAGCCTTGCAGAGTACACCGGCGTAATTAACGATAGAATCTCTACAGTTAAGAAAAGAATTGAAAGTCTACAAAAGCCGAACTTTTACAAAGAAGCGTACGAGACTTTTGAAAAGCCAGTATTTGAAGAAGTTCCGGAAGATGTTAAAGAAAACTGGATCGACCAGCTAACTATTCGTCAGTTTAATGAAGAACTAAAAGACGTATTCCCATACATTTACAAGCTAATTGGCGAAACTACTCGTGCTCAAGAACTTAGCCCAGACGACTTTATGAGCGAAGATGACGATCCTTGCTGGGACGATTACAAGCAAGTTGGCATGAAAAAGAAAGGTGGCAAGGAAGTACCTAACTGTGTACCTAAGGAAGAGATAGAACTTGAAAGCATCTTTGACGAAATGATGGGCCAGTGGGCAGACAAGCCAACAGCAGAAGCATGTGATGACGACGACGACGAAGATGTTGAAGAAGCTGGCTTAGACAAAATGAAGAAAAAGTTTAACAAAGCTATGTCTTGGGGCAACACTTCACCTGAAGAGTTGAAGAAAAGAGTGCGCAACATGAGCGACGAAGAACTAAAGTCATTAGCCCAGAAAGCTGGAGCGCCGGAAGGCGGTCCTGGTAGTGAACGCGGCCTGCAAATGAAACTAATTAATCAAGAGCTAAAAAGACGCTATGGCGTCAAGCCAGGCAAGTCAGTTGAGTCAGAAGAGCCAGGTGAGCAACAGTCACCACTGAGTGAATTTATCCTCAGCTTTTACGATCGCTCAACTGGTTCGTTCCCTAAAGGCGAGACAGCAGTACTAACTATGGTTGAAAAAGACTACGGCGAGCACATGATTGACCCTGCCAAGCAGTTTATTGAAAACATTAATAAAACGTTTGAGCAAATTAATTCGGGTAGAAGCCCTTCATTTAATATTGCTGAAGAAGGCGGTGATACTGTTCATGCATTCGTGAACAACGAGAAAGGCCCTAACAACCATCCAGGCGTCGCTATCAGGGCGTTGATTCCTCATCCTACAGCAATGCACGGCTTCACCAGAAGCGTTGTTGAGTTTTGGGGATCGGAAGAGCAGATGCAGTCTGGCGAAACTGGAATGAACGGACTGACACTACGCGATATACAAGAAAAAGGTATAGAGATACACGGTTCTGCTGAAGAAGCAATGCAAGCGTCAAAGGCAGAGCACGGCGAGGAAGGCGGCAAAGGCAGCGATAGCCACGACGAGTACAACCGTATTAGACAACTAGCTGGTCTCTAAGATCAGCTAAGTCATTCATTTTCTTGGAAAAAATCGCTTGACAAGATAAATAACATTGTGTAGTATTAAACATGTGCTACACACTTAAGGCACTGAAAACATAGGCAAAATAGGCAAAATTAGGAGGCATATAACTATGGCATCATTAGCGGAAATTCGCGCAAAACTGAAAGAGCAAGAGGCAAACAAAGGCGGTAACAACAACTCGGCACCACGAGACAACGCCATCTATCCATTCTGGAACATCAAAGAAGGCGAAAGCACTACACTTCGATTCCTACCCGACGGTAACACAGACAACACATTCTTCTGGGCTGAACGACTCATGATCAAACTGCCATTCGCAGGTATCAAGGGTGACACTGATTCGCGTCCTTGCATTGTGTCTGTACCGTGCATGGAGATGTATGGCAAAACTTGCCCGATCCTTTCAGAGGTACGCGGTTGGTTTAAAGATCCAAGTCTTGAAGACATGGGTCGTAAGTACTGGAAAAAGCGTTCTTACATTTTCCAGGGCTTCGTAACAGACAACCCACTATCAGATGACGAAACTCCGGATAACCCAATCCGCAGATTTATCATCGGTCCACAGATTTTCCAGATCATCAAGCAGGCTCTTATGGATCCTGACATGGAAGATTTGCCAACAGATTACACAGCAGGCGTTGACTTCCGTCTGAACAAGACAAGCAAAGGTGGTTACGCTGACTACTCTACTTCAAACTGGGCACGTCGTGATCGTCCGCTCAGTGACAGTGAGATGAAAGCAGTCGAAGAGCATGGTTTGTTTGACCTCAGCGACTTCCTGCCAAAAGAACCAGATGAAACTGCAATCCAGGTCATCAAAGAAATGTTCGAGGCAAGTGTCGACGGCGAACCATACGACGCTGATCGCTGGAGCCAGTACTTCCGTCCAGCAGGCGTTGCTGCAAAGACAGGTGATCCTAACCAGGCATCTGCACCAGCAGCAAAGACCGAGTCTAAGCCAGCACCTAAAGCTGAAGAAAAAGTTGACGTATCTAAAGAGGAAGCTGACTTACCTTGGAACGACGACAAAGCTGAAGACAAGGCTGAAGACAAGACAGAAGAAGCGTCAGGCGGCGGCAGCGCCCAAGACATTCTGTCAATGATTCGCTCACGTCAGAACCAGTAATCTATAAGGGGGAGCAATCCCCCTATTTCATCAATTAACAGAGGAGTCTCTATGGCTAAATCTTTCGATCCTTCAAAATTCCGCAAGGATTTAACAAAGTCAATAACTGGCATGAGTGCTGGTTTCAACGATCCTACTGACTGGATTTCAACGGGCAATTATGCTCTTAACTACTTGATTAGTGGCGACTTTCACAAAGGCGTACCGCTCGGCAAAGTAACGGTGTTTGCCGGCGAATCAGGTGCAGGCAAGAGTTATATCTGTTCAGGTAACATCATTAAAGATGCTCAAGACCAGGGCATTTACGTAGTACTAATCGACTCAGAGAACGCACTTGACGAGTCGTGGTTGCAGGCACTAGGTGTAAAAACCACAGAAGATCACTTGTTGCGTTTGAGTATGAGTATGATCGACGACGTGGCTAAGACCATGTACACATTCATGCAAGACTACAAAGCAATGGATGAAGAAGATCGTCCTAAGGTACTGTTTGTAATCGACAGCCTTGGTATGATGATGACACCAACAGACGTTGATCAGTTCCAGAAAGGTGATATGAAAGGTGACATGGGTCGTAAGCCCAAAGCACTGGCATCACTTGTTCGCAACACTGTAAACATGATCGGTGCATACAACGTAGGCTTAGTATGTACTAACCACACATACGCAAGTCAAGACATGTTTGACCCTGATGACAAAATCAGTGGTGGACAAGGCTTCATTTATGCAAGTTCTATTGTTGTTGCAATGCGCAAACTCAAACTCAAAGAGGATGAGGACGGCAATAAGATATCTGATGTACGTGGTATTCGTGCAGCTTGTAAGGTAATGAAAACACGCTATGCAAAACCATTTGAAAGTGTGCAAGTAAAAATCCCTTATGACGGCGGCATGAACCCATACTCAGGACTTGTAGATTTATTTGAGAAGAAAGGCTTGCTTGAGAAGAGCGGTAATCGACTTAAATACATTGATACTAACGGCGAGGAACACCTTGAATACCGTAAAAAGTGGACAGGTGAAAAACTCGATATGTTAATGGAAGATTATCTTAAGAGAAAGTCTATGACCGACAACAAGGTAAATAGCGCTGACGAAGAAGATACCCAAGAACATATTGAGGAGCCGGATGGGAATGAATGAAGAGCACGTTAGCGAAGTATGGATGTTATTTAAGCAGTACATGGACAAAAAGCAGTTAGAAATAGCTGCTGAAAAGTACATAGATCTGCTTGCAGACCAAGGCGTCGGCGACGACGTAATGCAAGAAGCAATGGGCATGGATGCTCACTTAGATGACGCAATATCATATTACCTTGACTTAGACGAAGTAGACGACGAGGATTAAAATGGGTTGGTACCACGTAGTATCAAATGATATATCGAAGATTCCAGACGCAATAAGCTATTATGAGTCTGAACTCGACGATGCCCGCCTTGAAGTAAAGATCAAAGGAAGCCTTGAAAAAGCCTCGGCAGAAATGCCGGGTGTTATCGAGCAACGCTTTAACCAATTACAAGAAATTGAAGCAATCCTTAACTATCTGAATATTGAACTGCGTAAAGTGCGCAGTTCATATTTCAAAAAGTATCTTGAAAATTACCAAAGGGCACTGAGTAGCCGTGATGCAGAAAAGTACGTAGACGGCGAAAAAGCAGTAGTAGACTATGATCTACTAATCAATGAATTCGCGCTTTTGCGCAACAAGTGGCTTGGCATACTGAAGGCACTTGACCAGAAGCAGTGGCAGATTACTAACGTAGTCAAGCTACGAGTAGCAGGAATGGAAGACGCTACGTTATGAAATGTTATATCATACGTCTCGAAGAAAACCAACAATCGTGTGATATGGCAAAAGATTGTTTTGATCAAGCTACTAAGTTTGGTCAAACCCCTATCTATTTTAAAGCAGTTAACGGTCTGTTAGCTGATCAATACTACAAAGAACACGGTATAAAAAGAAACAAAAAATTTAAGAAGTGTCGTCCTGGAGTAATGGGCTGCTTCTTAAGTCATTATTTGTTATGGAAGCAATGTGTTAAAGAAAACGAACCGTTTCTTATTTTAGAACACGACGGTTACATGATTAGAGAACTTCCTGCCAATCTCATTGATACTTTTGAAGATGTCTTAAAGTTAGACAACTGCGATCCTTATGCAAAAAATTATGCAAGAGACGTAAACTCTTTC